ATGAAATTAAAAACAGAACTTAGAGCAAGAAAAATATCTCAGCAAGAGATAGCAGATTACGTTGGCGTGTCTAGACCAACCATATCAAAGAGGTTAGAATCTCCTGATACATTTAACGCACAGGAAATTAGACTGATCTCTGAAATGATGAGTGTGGATGACACGTGGGCGTACAACAATTTATTTATATAACTATTTACTAACTATTTAATTATTTTATTATGGAAAAGAAAGAAGCAATTTTTTGTGGAAATGGAAAAGAAGTTACCTTTAATGATGGTGGCTCAATTATAAACATGACTCTACACTTAGATAAGATTGGAGAACACGTTTATACTTACGAGGGTAAGAAGTATGTTAACTTAACTATTGGTGCCAATAAAGATGGTGCTAACGAGTATGGTAAAACACACTACGTTAAGATCAATGATTTTAAACCTGAACCTCAAAAGGAGACAGCGTCAGCAACAAAGGATGATTTACCATTTTAATTTTTTATTTGTTTTTTATGGGGGGTGTGTCATAGCATCCCCTATAATAACCATAATTTGATTATATGTTAATAAAAATAAACACAGACTCTTTTATAGAGAGTAATAAAATAGATCAATACTACCTAGATGGAAAGAAGATAACTTTTTACATATCTTCTAGAAAGCACGAAGAAGTTTACCCATCTGAAGGATTTGCTAAAAATGTTTTTGACAGGATAGCTAGTTCTTTTAAAGATGCAACAATGGATAGTGCAATAATTAGACCAAGTGAGAAGATAATGTCAGAGAAGATGGATATGTTTAATGACTTTTGGGATAGGTATGATAAAAAGATAAACAGAGACGATTGTTTAAAGAAGTGGAAAAAGCTATCTATATCAGACATGAAAGATGCTTTGAAGATGGTAGAATTATATGTAAAGTCTACACCTGATAAACAATATAGAAAAAACCCAAGCACGTGGATATATCAAAAAGCTTGGAGAAATGAGGTTATAGGTAAATCAAATGAAAGCAGTATTAAATATGTAACACCAAAATTTACAGATGTCAGCAGATAATAGTCAAATAGAAAGAACATTGTTGGGTAAGATAATAAATAACCCTCAGGAGTATTATAATAATCACTCTCTTTTAAGTAGTGAATTATTTGAGGATTCTAAAAACAGAAGGATATATAAATATATATCAGAGGAGTTAGAGAACGATAAAAAAATAGACTTACTTAGTTTGGTGGATACTATATCAAAGAAAGGAGAAAACCTATCTTATGATCTAGCGACAATGGTTAATGAAGAATCTTATCTCCAAACACAAGCGTTAACCTGTATACTCATATTGAATGAAAGAAAGAAGAAAGAACAGTTGCTTGAGTTAAATGTTAAAATATCAGAGATGTTATCTAATGATGATGATATATTTCACATATTGGAATATGTTGAGGGAGAGGTTGGAAAGATAGGAAACATATCAAAAGATGGAATAGTTAATGTATCAGAGCAATTAGGTGGATTGTTAAAGAGCATTGAACATAAAATAAACAATAAAGGTTTAAATGGAATAACAACAGGCTTTGAAAGTGTAGATAAATTTACAGGAGGCTGGCAAGAGACTGATCTAGTCATCATTGGGGGTGCTAGTTCTATGGGTAAAACCTCTCTTGCCTTAGCCTTTGCTTTTAATAGTGCGTTCTATGGCAAGACTCCAACGTGCTTGTTTTCTTACGAGATGAGTTCTCAGCAGTTATTAAGCAGATTAATATCTTCTGACACAGGAATAGATAATAAGTGGATAATGAAAGGAACTTTGGATCAATCAGAGTTAAGCAAAATACATGAAAGTGTTGGAAGAATAGAAAGAGTTCCCCTGTATGTTGATGAGTGCTCCTCCTCCTCTCTTAAATACCTTCTTAACAGGATAAGACAATATGTTATAACCAAGAAGGTTAAGTTATTTATGGTTGACTACCTACAACTAGTATCTAACGATAAAAAAGGGAGGAGTAGAGAGCAGGAAGTTTCTGAGGTAGCTAGAGCATTGAAGAATATAGCTAAAGAACTTAATATAACTATCATCGCATTATCTCAATTAAACAGGGGAGTTGGTCAAAGAGCAGAGAGCAGACCAACAATAGCAGACTTAAGAGAGTCAGGAGAGATAGAACAAGCTGCAGATGTAGTGGTCTTGGTTTATAGGCCAGAGTATTATGGTATAACGCAGGATGAAAAAGGTGATAGTACAGATGGTTTAGCAGAGATTATATTTGCTAAAGGTAGGAATATTGGAACAGGCGTTCTAGGATTGAGATTTCAGAGGGAGTTAACTAAGTTCCATGAGATACAAGAGTTCGCATAAGAAAGCAAAGGATATGGCTAGAGGTAAACGTGCTGAAAAGGAATACGCTAAACTATATAAAAATGTATCTCTATCCACAGAAGAAGAGGATTGCAATGAACATTGGGATTTAAAAATAAATAACATAAAGATAGATGTAAAAGCTATTAAAAAAAATGATGAGAATATACATTTTGTAGAATTTAAAAATGTATTAGGGAAGAAGGGTTGGTTGTATGGTGACGCAGATGGATTTGCTTTTGAAACTGAGGATTACTGGATCGAGGTAAAGAAAGAGGATTTGCAAGAGATGGTTCACGACAAGTGTATAGATAAAGTAAAGGGTTGGGATTTTTACGAGTTAGCAACTAGGCCAGGAGCAAAAGATTTGTTTACAAAAGTAAAGACAATAGACCTATGTTATATAGGGAAAATAAAAGTTAAAAAACTATGAATAAAAATAAAGAACCATTCCCAATAAGGCAATTAGTAGAAGAATTATCATCAGAAAACACCTTGTTTGCAGATGGACTTGATGACGCTATAATAGGGGTGGTTGAAAGGTCTGGTTTTAATGAAACGATTATACTATATGATACAAATAAAATAATAGAGTTGTTAGAGGCTGATGGGATGAGTAATGAAGAGGCTACAGAGTATTTTCAATACAATATACTTGGATCACACATGGGAGAGGGAACACCAGCTTTTGCAACATTATTAAAATGAAAAAACAAATATGGCATATAGAAGTTGAGTATGAATGGAACACTTGGAGAATGGTTAAGGGTGTTAAGAAAAGTACTCAAAAAAAAAACAATGGAACATTTGTAACATGTTCTGTTGGAAACACTGTTGAAGAACTTAATAAAAGAAGTTATTTAATTTCGTGTATAAAAAAACAAATAAAGTCTACTCAAGGTATTGATGTAAAAATAACTGGGTGGAAATGGAGAGAAAAAATGGGAATGAGTAATGACGTTCACTAAGTATTAATTAATATATATATTATGTGTTATACAACAATTAAAATTCACGCAGAGCAATTAGCAGCGAAACTTGCTCAAAGAAAAGTTGAAAAAAAATGGGAAGCTTTAGGATGGTCTCCATATGTAGAAAACATACATGAGTATGTTGGTGCTAGGTACACAGAAAACGCAGAAAAAGATTATAAAAAGCACTACGATTATTTTATGGAAATAATATTGAGCAAAAAGCTTACAGAAAAGAAACTAGAGGAGAAGCCTTTAGCTGAGTAGTTAATTTAGTATTAATTTAATTTAATTTATTATGAAGAAGATGATTTTTTTAGCGATCTTATTCCTGTCGTTACAGGGTATTTCGCAAATAAGGACAGGAGTTTATCAATCAAGTGAGTCCATAGATTACGAGTGGTCAAATGGAGAGCAAACTGGAGATGTATATATTTATTCTGAACCAATGTTTATACATATATCAGAAACAGGATTCAGGGTTTACATGAATCAATGGGAAACAGGTATGAGCTACCCATTTATATATATGGGTAAAGGATCTGATGGCTACCATGTCTATGCAGTTCCATTTGGAGATAAACTTGAAATAAATGAAGACGTTGCTGTTTTGTTTTATAATTTTAATAATACTACAGGGTGGTACGATAGCTCTAGAGAATGGAGGGGCTTGGAATATATTTCAAATACTCCTATATTAGATTATGAAAAAGAATAAAAAAGGTAGAATAAAAAATGTTCAGTCTACCAAAATTGATGGAATAGAATTTAGGTCAAGACTGGAAGCTTTTACCTATGCTGAATTAAAAAAAGAAGGTATAAAATTTGATTATGAAAAAGAAAAATTTGTACTTTTGGATAAGCTTAAATACGAAGGAGTAAGCATAGAGAAAAGAAAAAAGAAGGGCAAGTTGGTTTTCGATCAAGCTTTGAGTAGTATTAGATCCACTACCTACTTGCCTGACTTTACTAACTTGAAAGATGGATGGATAATAGAAGTAAAAGGATTGAAATCTGATGTTTTTAACCTTAAATGGAAACTATTTAAACATTACCTTGTAAAAAACAATTTAAATTACGAACTTTACATGCCTGGAAGTAAAAAACAAATACTTCAATGTATTGATATGATTAAGGAGAAAATAAAAATATCAGAGGCAGATAAAAAAAGAATAGCTAAAATGATTAGAAGAGATTCTGATATTGAAGCTAAGAACAATGGAATGGATCTTAGGTCTAAGCCATACAAGAATAAGAAAAAATATACACGTAAATCAAAACACAATGTTGCAAGGAATTTTTAAATCACTTATTGGTAATGCATCAAACATTATTGATGAATGTGTAACAACTAAGGAAGAGAAGTTAGCTTTAAAAAACAAGATGAAAGAGATCTTGGTTAATGCAGAATCTAACGCACAAGAGCAGGTGACTAGAAGGTGGGAGGCTGACGCTAAAGCTGGATGGTTACCAGCAAACATAAGACCTATTACGATGGCGTTTTTAACATTCATGCTTGTCGTTCTATCATTTTTTGATGGTAATGTAGGAGAGTTTAAAATGAACCCAATATATGGGCCAATTTATACAAACTTGCTCATGGTTGTTTACTCAGCCTATTTCGCAGGTCGTTCAATTGAAAAAATAAAAAGTAATAATAAAATTAAAGACAATGGAAAAAGAAATTAAATTAGAAGAAAAAGAAATAAAAGAAATCAGAGCAATAAGATCAGAAAACAGTAGAATGATGGTTGACTTTGGAAAAATAAAAATGGATTGCATATTGCTTAATTCTAGATTATCAGAATTAGAGAAGATGGAGTCAGACATGGCAGCTAGACTTAAGGGAAATAGAAACAAAGAACAAAAGATTTCTGAAAAATTAAACAAGAAGTATGGAGTTGGTAGTGTAAACATAGAGAAAGGAACATTCACAAGACAGGGAGGTGTCGTTACAGAAGGGGAAACAGATATAGAGGTAACACTAGAGCCTGTAAAAGAAGAAGATGGGAAAAGCTAATGCAAGAAATAAAGCTAAGAGAGAAAAGCTTACAATGTTAAACATTCTTAGAAAGAGAATGAAGAGATCTAAGTTTAAATCTAAGGTTGACGAAATACAGGGTAGAATAAATTCTATTAAATCTAAGCTCTAATATTCTATAGTTACAAATACAACCATCAAGCCTAAAAATACCTGAACTTCATAATAGTTACATACGTTATCTGGCTCGTAATGTCTTATGCCAAATACTATGCCATTAGAAAACTGA